ATGCAAAAGCGGATGTAATAATATGTCTTGATGGTGACGCTTGGACAAACGCAGTTAAACTATATCACGAACTTAATGGTGGTGAATTATGGGGTAGAATTAAAATTGTAAAACTACCTTTAGATAGGGATGTTTGTGATTTGAAAGGTCAAATTGAAGATTTTTTTGTAAAAATTTTGGATTAATCAAAAAAACATATATCTTTGTACCTAATAATTAATTTATACGGTATGAAAAAATACGTAGTTATTGAAAGAACCAGAAAATTAGGTACTCTTGAAATTTTAAATAAAGACACAACCAGTCTTACAGATATTTGGCATACGGTTGTAAGCGTTAAAAACCTAATTAATCTAGATTACAAAATACTAACATTCAATAACCAAAGTGAAGCCGAAAAGTATAGAAAAGCCCAACAAAAAACTTATAATGAGGATTGGAAAAAGTGGGGACACTACTTTAAAGCAATGGGACAAAATAAACCAAAATGGGTTGTTGAAGAATATACTAATGTCTTTAATGAAAAAAACCTTCAGATTATATGAATTTAAACTTACAAGCAAACTTATTTGTGTATGAAGCAAAAGTTGGTGATTTCTACCTTTCTGGTGGGGATAAAGTGGAAGTCTTAAAAAGAACCGAAAAGAGAATATATTTTTCAAATGGTGTAATTGTTACAATAAAAACATTACCAAATAAAATGATATACCTAACATCAAAATCTGTTGTAAGAAACAACAAATCATATCCGATTGTAGGTCAAATGATTAGAGACATAGAAGGATATCTAATATATAAAAACTTAACAAAAACTTTATGAATTTAGAAAAAGTAGCACAAGAGATTAGGGAGATAATTAAAAAAAGACAACAAGAGCTTAAATTAATTTTTGAAGAAGACGAACATAAATATACAATGTTGGATGTTGATGGTACATTAAGAAGTGATTTTCCGTCCGTATCAAAGGTAATGAAATTGTTTTATGACGAGTTTCCAAAAGAAGAAAAAGCGCTAGAGATGTCTGGAGGAAATCCAGATGAGGCACAAAGATTAATAAACGAATGGGAAGCTAAAGGTAAGAAGTCTACCGATTTAGGTTCTAGAGTTCACTATTTCTTGGAAGAACACGTATTAAAAGAATTTAAACAGGATAAACAAGTTAGACAACCAATATTTGATTGTGACGCACAACAGATTGTTGTTAGTGATACAATGATTGTTGCTGGTAAAAATTATATTGAATTATTACAAAAAAGAGGTTGTGTTTTACTAGACACTGAAATTGTTCTTGGTGATCCAGAGCTGGGATACACCGGTCAACCAGATAAAGTTTGGTTAATATTAAGTACAAAAGGTGAGATTGGTTTATTAATTACTGATTGGAAAACAAATCAAGAAAAAAACTTTTTAGTAAAAAAGTATACAAAAGAGATGAAACCACCATTCAAATACCTACCAGACAATGCGTTAGGACATTATAAAACACAGTTACCATTGTACGGAAAACTTTTAATTAAAATGTTGCAAGGGTCCAAGTACGAAAACATAAAATTGCTTGGTTGTATAATCGTTAGATTAAGTGAAGAAAGAGAGTATGTTGAATATAGAGTTGACAAAAACACAATTGATACGATATTAGAAATGGATATAAAATCAAAATTAAAAAACAAATAATATGGATGATATAATTAAACCCAGAATTGACTTAAAACAACAAGAAACAATTTCTTGTGAGAAATGTGAATCTAAATTTTTTAGAGAAGTAGTACTAATCAAAAAAGTACCCAAATTACTAACTGGTAGTCCTGAAGACACACTAGTACCGTTCCCAACGTATAGATGTGATGACTGTGGACACGTAAACAAAGATTTTGAACTTTTTGATTAAACATTATGGAAGTAGGAAAAATGACAATTAGTGAGGCATATCCTCATTTGAAATCTATAGCGAATGCTTATGGTTTAAATCTTAAAAAAGTAAAAGACTTTAGATTTGCTAGAATAATTCTGGTAAATCTTTATAATAGAGAATTAGTATAAATAAAAAAACAACTAAAATGGCAAAAAAATTAGTATGGTTTGAATCTTACACGACAATTTGTAAGTATTCTGCCGAGTTAACAGATGAAGAAGCGAAACTTTTTGAAGAAGATGAAGAAAAGTTTTATGAGGAAGTAGATTTTAGGGGAGACCAAGAATTAGAATGGGATAAAATTGAAAATGAGGATGAATACGATTTTAGTATAGAGGAGGATTTTAGTATAGAGGGGGGTTTACTATGACACACAAAGAATTTTATTTTTGGTTAGAAGGTTATTTACATGGTAGGTTAGAGGATGAACATATATCTATATTACCAATAATTGAAAAAATGAATGAAGTTAAAGAAGTTGACCCATTCTTCCCAAACCCAAGAACCGTAGTACCAATCCAAGTACCAACACCTCATAACCCATTCAAAGAGGATGGATATGATGACTTGGGTGCACCACCAAAAATTGTAATGTAATGATAAATAAACTTGTACACTTTTCTGATTTACACATCAGATTATTTAAAGACCACGACCTTTATAGGTCAATTATGGAAGATGCGATTAATCAATGGAAAGAAATTGAGCCAGATAGAATTGTATTCACTGGAGACCTCGTTCATTCAAAAAATCAAATGACACCAGAACTTATTGAAATGGTAAGGTGGATATTGACCGAATGTTCTAGTATTGCAAAAACAATAATCATTCCTGGTAACCACGACTTTTTAGTGAATAATATAGATAGGTTAGACGCTTTATCTCCGATTATCCATTCATTAAATGACAACAATATTGTTTATTACAAAGACCGAGGTGTTTATGAAGATGATAATGTTAGTTGGTGTGTGTATTCACAATACCAGGGAAATATCCCACCAGATTTGAATGTTGCAACGGGTATTAAAGTTGGTTTGTTTCACGGACCAATCCAAGGAATGAAGACAGATTTAGGTTTTGACTTTGGCGAGGAAGCCTATGACGTAGAGAAATTCAACGGACTTGATATTGTTTTGTGTGGTGATATTCATAAAAGACAGGAGTTTAAGTTTAAAACCGGTAAAGGGTATATGATTGGATCACCAATTCAACAGAACATTGGAGAGAGTATCAGAAACCACGGTTTCGGAACTTATGATTTCGGAACTAAAGAATATACTTACACAGACCTTGAAAACCCAAAACCATTTTTGAAGTTTTCAATAAAATCCTTTGAAGATATTGAAAATGGAACCGAAGTACTCAAAAATTTTTAATAAAAGTGTTGAAAGTTATTGTAAACTAAATAACATTGAAGACATTGATGGTTTCATTAAGAAATGTTTTGATACTGGTTTTAACATTGAGAAGTATGGTCTTTTAGGAAAAACACTTAATGATGTTGAAAAAGAGGTAATAAAAGAAGTAATTGTTGAAAAACGAGTAGAAATTCCAGTTGAAGTCATTAAAGAAGTTGAAAAAATTATTGAAGTCGTAAAGGAAATACCAATTGAAACAATTAAAGAAGTTGAAAAAATTGTTGAAGTCGTAAAAGAAGTGCCAATTGAAATAATAACAGAAGTAATTGTTGAAAAAGAAATTCCTATTGATAGAATTGTAGAAAAAGAAATATACATTACAGATAACCAACAAGTAAACGAACTGTTGAGGAAAGTAACCCAGTTGGAAGAAAATATTTTACAATTAAATCAAGAACTTGACAATGAAAAACAAAAATTTACCACTGAAACCGAAAAAACGGTAAATTTTTACCAAAGTGAAATGTCTAAAAAAGATGAAGAGTTAGACCAAGTTAGACGTAATTTAGACGTAAGTTTAGACAAAAGTAATGAAAAATTGTTACAAGACACTTTACAAAAATTGAGAAAAGAACTCACAGAAAAAAATGAAAAAATAAAAGAATTAATAAAAATAAACAATGACCTCGGAAATATTAGTAAAACTGGAAAAAGTGCTGTATTTTTGCGGGGATCAAATTTAAATGACACAATATGACAAGCCTAGTAATTTTTATGTTAGCAGCGTATGGTATGACAACCATATTAGTTTATGGATCCATATTTAATGGATTAAGAAGTTTTATACACGAACAAGCAAATACACAAACACCAAACATCCTAACACCTGGATTTAAGTTTGTTTCTGAATTAATACAGTGTATGCTTTGTACTGGAACTTGGACCGGATTTTTCTTATCTCTTACAATGTTTTCTCCGGTACACACATTCATTGGACTTAATGAATATTATTCTGTATTTTTTGATGGGATATTTTCTGCCGGATCTGTATGGGCAATCAATGCAATTATAGAATGGTTTGAAGAAAATAGACCGGTTAAAGAACAAGTTTATGTTGAAGAAACTCAAGAAGAAATTTTAAACGATTAAATATAAATAAAAATGGGAAAGAAAGCTAAAGAACACAGAGCAAAAGTTGCGAAAAGAAACAGAATTATCGCACAAGAAAAGTACGCAACACAAAAAGCGATTGAAAAAATGATGGAAAGAATGAAAACACAATCAGAAATGGATGTTAAAATTGGTGATGAGAGTGTGCCGTTTGAAGTATTAGGTGAAGCTGAATCATTGTTAACACAACAAACATTAGATAATGTTGAACCACAATTTGACAATTCCGAATCTCCAGTTGAAAACCAAATTTCTGAATTAGAACAATAGTAAATATGGATTTATTTAATCCACCAAAATTATTTAATTACAATATTATGATAAAAGATTTAGATTTTTCAAAATTTGAAAATCCAATCATCCAGGTTGTGTGGGAAGACTTACAAGAGAATTTCACACAAGACAAGATGAAAAGTGTTAAACATTATTTCCAAAAGAAGTATAACACAACAAATGTCAATGTGGTTACAAAGGTCAAAAATGTTGACACAGATACAATGCAAACAGTTGATGTATCACTTAACATTACTGATGTGAATTACCAGTTAGATTTGTTAAAAAAGTTTTTAGAATCTAAAGGGTATGGAGAACACCTAGATGAAATTTTAGAATTAAACCGAATGGTTGAAAATAAAATGCAAGAAGGTGATGTTGAAATAACACAATTTAAAAAGTGGTATATTAGAAACATTGAGTTCTCCAACTTTTTATCATATGGGGAAAATCAAAGATTAGATTTTGATAAGTTAAATGGTATTGTCGTAGTTGAATCAGACCCACCAAACTTTGGAGGGAAGACAGTACTTACAGTTGACCTACTTATGTTCTTATTCTTCAATGAGACAACAAAAACAACAAAAGCAGAAGAAATATTTAACCGATTTACCAATAAAGACTCGGTAGTTGTAAAAGGTGAAATCACAATTGATGGTGAAGATTATATCATTGTAAGAAACATTGAAAGAAAGAAATCTAAAAAAGGTGAATGGAATGTAAAAACAGAGTTGGATTTCTTTAAAAAACTACACGACGGTAGTTTACAGAATTTTACTGGAGAACAAAGAAGAGAAACCGAAGAGTTCATCAAAAACTCAATTGGTACAAAAGAAGACTTCTTAATGACAATATTAACAACGGCAACCAATCTAGAAGATTTACTAGAGTCAAAACCAACGGCCAGAGGACAGGTACTATCAAGATTTATGGGTCTTGAGTTCTTAAAAAGAAAAGAAGAAGTTGCAAAAGAAATTTACTCGTCTTTTAGTAAATCAAAATTGTCAAACATATATAATTCAGAACAATTAAAACAAGACGTTGATTCATATGAGTTAAAAATTGTTGAACTAAATGAAGAAATAGATGGTTTTAAAAAAGAAGTGACCGAAATAGAGGATTCTATCACAAAAGGAAAGGATTACAGAGACTCAATGTTAAAAAAGAAACATTCGGACATTGATAAAGAAATAGCCCTTTTAAATCCAGAAAAAACACAAGAACAAGTTACAACCTTACAAACAGAAAAAGAAGGTTATCTTAAAAAATTGTCGGAATTAAAAGTGGTTGAGCCAGAACAATTTTATGAAGAAGATAAACACGACAAAGTAAAAGAGGAATATAAAAATAAATTCCAATCAAAAATTGAACTTGATACAAAGATTTCTGAAATTGAAAAGTTACAATCGTCCGTAAAAGGTGGGATTAAATGTGAACATTGTGGTATTGAATTAATGAATGCTGCAATCACACAACAAAAAATTTCAGACCTTGATGGTCTCGTTGTTCAAAAAAAGGTCGTTGAAAAATTAATGGGTGAGTTATCAGTCAAAGAAAAAGAATTTGTTGATACCAAAAGACAATTTGATGAGTATGAAAAAAACAAACTTATCAAAGAAAAATATGATTTGAGTATTGAAAGTTGTAATCTTAAAATAGTCGGTCTAGAAGACAAGTTAAAAAGATGGGAAGAAGTCCAGGATAAGATTAAAATGAATGACCAGATTGACAGCATATTAATTAAGGCGGATTTGAAATTGGATAGTTATGGTAAACTTTTAAAAGAAAAAAATAATCAAATCAATTCAAATGAGTATAATATCAAATCAAACCAGGAAAAAATTACTAATAACAAAGGTCTTATTGTAAAAATCAAAGAAGAGGAAAGCAAGGATAAGATTTATAAAATGTATATGGAAAGTTATGGTAAGAATGGTGTTGGTAAGATTATTATGAAAACAATGATGCCAATCATCAATTCAGAACTACAAAGACTAATGGAAGACTCTAGTTACTTCAAATTAGAAATTAGAATCAACGATAAATCAGAGGTTGAGTTTATTCAGATTGACAATAGCACTGGGGTTGAAAAATTAATGGTAAGTGGATCTGGTTATGAAAAAACAATCGCCTCACTTGCATTACGTTCAGTATTAAGTAAAGTATGTAGTTTACCAAAACCTAATGTTGTCGTCTTTGATGAGGTATTTGGTAAAATTAGTAATGACAATCTAGAAATGGTCTCTGAATTTTTTGTTAAAATTAAAGATTATTTTGATAAAATTTTCCTTATAACACATAACCCAATGATTTCACAATGGAGTGATACGACTGTGAAAATTCATAAAGAAAATAACGTGTCAAATTTATTGTAATTCTAATTTTAAATTAGTAAAAACACTAGAAATTTCGTACCTTTGTACCATTAAAAATTAACATATGAAATACCTATTATTTATATATCCCTGTGGTGATGACTGGGATGAGATTGAATCAAATTACAAATTAGCTCACGAATTAGGACAAGTAGTGAATGAAGATGAAATTAGATATGTTTATGGCGAAGCCCATTCAATATTTCACTTTAAATCAACAGTACCTTATGACGAATTAGCTGACATTATAAAAGCAATTAGTGAATCACTACCAGAAAATATGTTTGTGTTAATTAAGAGCTCACCAAAAGTCACATCCAATATGGCGGAAGACCATCTAGGACATTTAATGTCAGAAAAAAAGAGACAAAAAAAATTAAGAAAACCTAAAAAAGACAAGTTTGATCCAGAACTTTTTTCAGAAAGAATGAAGAAATTATTTGAAGATTCTGATTTAATTATTGAAAATCTTTTAAATAAATCAACTTGTAATTTGACTATTGACGAAATTTTAGATAAAATTTCACAGAAGGGAATTAATTCATTAACAAAAGCAGAAAAAGATAAACTAGACAAATATTCAGGGGAGATTTAATATGAAAGATAAAAATTTAGGAGCACCAATTAATCAAGAAGAAATATATCATTATTTAAAAGACATCAGAAAAATAAAAGTAATGACTCCAGAAAGAGAAAGGGAGTTAGCACAATTAATGAAATCTGAAAATTTAACTAAAAGAGACCAAGAAAAAATTGAACAAGAATTACTTGAGGGGAATTTAAGATTTGTAATCACTGTTGCAAAACAATATCAAAACCAAGGACTTGATTTGTCAGACCTTATTGCTGAGGGAAATCTTGGACTTATGAAAGCAATTAAAAACTTTGACTGGACAAAAGAGTTACGGTTTATTTCATATGCGGTATGGTGGGTAAAACAATCAATCATCCAATCATTGAATGATAACGCAAGAACAATTAGATTACCGGTTAATGTTGTCCAGGATTTACAAAAAGCAAAAAAAGAAGTTGAACAAAGTGGAAAATCATTAGAGGAAAAATTTTTAGCACTACCTTCAATTGTAAACCTAGACACAAACATAAATGAAGATGGTGACACACTAATTGATTTAATTCAAAACCACGACGCACCAGCTCCAGATGCGGCATTTGATACAAAAGACATTTTAAAGAATAAACTAATGTCATTATTGAATGTGTTAGATGAACGTGAAAAAATAATTATTGGTGATTACTTTGGATTAACAGGAACACCAAGAACATTAGAAGACATTGGCTCAGACTTTAATTTAACTAAAGAAAGAGTTCGTCAGATAAAAGAAAAAGCACTTCGTAGACTTCGTAACGAATCTTCCGAATTGTTTGAATATCTATAAAATATGAATGTATTAAGTCTCTTTGATGGGATGTCCTGTGGACAAATTGCACTTAACAAAGCTGGTATTAAGTATGGTAAATACTTTTCATCTGAAATAGATAAGTTTGCAATACAAGTAACCCAACATAACTACCCGGAAACAATCCAGATTGGTGATGTAACACAAGTGAAAGGTTCTGACCTACCACAAATAGATTTACTTATTGGTGGTAGTCCGTGTCAGGGATTTTCATTTGCTGGTAAACAATTAAATTTTAATGATGAACGAAGTAAATTGTTTTTTGAATTTGTAAGGTTAATGGAGGAATGTAAACCAAAGTACTTTCTACTTGAAAACGTTGTAATGAAAAAAGAATATGAGGATGTTATAACAGAACATATGGGTGTAAAACCAATTCTTATAAATAGTAATCTTGTGTCGGCACAAAATAGAAAAAGACTTTACTGGACCAACATACCAAACATAGAACAACCAGAAGACTCAAACATAACAATGTCTAACATACTTTTAAGTGGACAACATATAATTGTATCAAAACAAAAAAAGGAACATAAACCTGGTGGCGATAAGGCGGCAACATTACTTGCAAGAGACTACAAAGGATTTGGTAATCAACAAATGAGTGGCGTTATGGACAATGGTAATATTAGAATGTTAACACCAGTAGAATATGAAAGATTACAAAATGTTCCAGATAATTATTCTTCAGTCGTTTCAAATACTCAAAGATATAAAATGTTAGGAAATGGATGGACTGTTGGAGTTATAGAACATATATTTAAAGAAATTAGAAACTATGAATGTATTGAGTCTATTTGATGGAATTTCTTGCGGCCAACTAGCACTACAAAGAACTAGCGTTGAAGTAGAAAACTATTTTGCTTCTGAAATTGATAAATACGCAATTCAAGTTACACAACACCATTTTCCAAACACAGTTCAGTTAGGAAGTGTAGTTGGTTTAGATACATCAAAATTACCAACGATTGATTTATTAATTGGAGGATCGCCTTGCCAGTCTTTTAGTCGGTCTGGAGACAATACTGGTTTTGATGGTAAGAGTGGTTTATTTTGGGAATATGTTAGAATATTAAATGAAGTTAAACCAACCTATTTCTTACTTGAAAATGTTGTAATGAAAAAAGAGTGGGAAAATATTATAACAGAAGCTATTGGTGTTGAACCAGTAATGATTGATAGTAAATTTTTTTCAGCACAAAAAAGACAAAGACTTTATTGGACAAACATACCCATTGATAAAAATATAGAAGACAGAAATATAAACATATTAGATATTTTAATACCAAATGGTGATGAAAAAATAATTAATGACCATATACTTGTACTTGATATAAATGAAGAAGGTTTTAAAATCAAGAACGGAACTAAAACTGGTTACTTATACGCAAAAGAGGGCGATTGCGTTAATTTGGAATTCCCAAAGAGTCAAAATAGAAGAGGTAGAGTTAGTTATGGTAAAACAAATACAATTAATACAGCATGTAACTATGGTGTTATTGTTAATGGTAATCTACGTGAGTTGAATATAACAGAATATGAAAGACTACAAACGCTTCCAGATGGATATACATCTATGATTTCTTTAAACCAAAGAAAAAATGTTTTGGGTAATGGTTGGACAGTTGATGTTATAGGACACATTTTTAAAAATTTGAAATATGAATGTATTAAGTCTATTTGATGGATTATCTTGTGGACAAATAGCCCTTAACAGAGCTGGTATTAAATATGATAAGTATTTTGCTTCGGAAGTGGATAAACACGCAATCAAAGTGACACAACACAATCACCCAAATACAATACAGTTAGGTGATGTTACACAAATTAAAGGTCAAGACCTACCACAAATTGATTTACTAATTGGAGGATCCCCGTGCCAAGGATTCTCCTTTGCTGGTAGACAATTAAATTTTGATGACCCACGTAGTAAATTATTTTTTGAATTTGTAAGGTTAAAAAACGAGTTAAACCCAAAGTATTTTTTATTGGAAAACGTTGTGATGAAGCAGGAGTTTCAAGATGTGATAACAGAATATATGGGGGTTAAACCAATTAAGATAAATAGTAATTTAGTTTCAGCTCAAACTAGAGAACGTCTTTACTGGACAAACATACCAAATGTGAATCAACCAGAAAATCTTGGTATAAAACTAGAAGACATTTTAGAAGATATTGGTCCAGATGGAAATTATTATGACAAAAAAAAATTAAATAAGGCAACAATTCTTGGTCGGAGATTAAATGAACACGGTAAGAGAGATGACTATAATAAATCAATACCTATAACCCAATGTCTAGAAGTAAGAGCAACAAATAGAGATAAGAGTAATTGTATTACAACTGTGGCTAAAGATAATGTATTAACAACTTTACCGATTGGAAGACACAGAGACGCATTTAAAAACAAACTACCATTTAGATATTATACCATTAAAGAATACTGTAGATTACAAACAGTACCGGATAATTATTTTGATGGTGTTGCCAGTGAAAATCAAATAAGAAAGATGATTGGTAATGGATGGACTGTAGATGTGATAAAACATATATTTGCTAAAATTTGTTAAAAAATTTTGTAGATTAAAATAAAATACATACCTTTGTATCGTTAATCAATTAAATATTTGTATATGTTAGGTTTATGTAAAAGAGTTGAAAAGAATTACCAAGTTCTTAAAAGTGGTGTTAAGAATAACACACTTACCATTGATGAGATTGATCATATGACTTGTGAGTTAATCACATTTTTATCTATGTTGACTGAACAGAGAATAACACATATCAACGCTGATGAGACCGTTGACCGTTATAAAGAACGGGTGTGGAATATTGTGGAGAATGCCGGACTTTTACCGGAATTGTAAAATATTTAAAAATGGGTTGAACCGAGATTACCCATACAACTCGGCGGAATGAGACACGAGGTTCTCTGGGTGAAACTCCTCAACTATGTCTATATGGCATAGTGAAACTACACTCCCCCATTGGTACCAGTGGGGGTTTTATTATTCTACCCAAATTACTAATTGGTCTTCACCAACTCTAAATGGATTAACTTCAGATTCTCTAAATACAGTCCCAACTTTAAGTATCCAATATGTGCCTCCTTGAAACATTGGATAAATAACAATAGCTAATTCCCATTTAAGTGATTTTATTATAAATGGAATTTTATTATTAATTTCTCTACCGACAATTTTTTCAGCAATTTCTTTTTTTGCTAAATTAACTACTTCCTTTATTTCACCATTACTAATTTCACGCTGATCGTATTCGTAACTATGTTTACCCGTAAGTTCAAACCCCTTACCTTCCAAGTCTTCTCTATTTTTTCTATCAAAAGCATGTTGTCCTCTATCAACTTCTAAATTGAAGGTTACTTCCAGATTAGAAACGATTTGAGCTATAGTTTTTTCTAATAAAAGGTGTTTTCTAATTGATTCTCTTAATAAGTCCATTTTGATATTCTTTATTATAAGTATTTATTAATTATAGTTTATTAATATGAAAGAAAAATTTTTACCTTGGTTTTTATTATTTTGTGCTCTTGGTTTATCAGCAACAGCCGCTTATTACAGCGTTGTTGGGTTATCAATTGTGTTTGTTGGTGTTGCAATTCCTGTAATTATAATGGGATCATTTCTTGAAATATCAAAAATAGCAATTGCCACGTATCTTCACGACAAGTGGAAAGAAACATACGGTGCCCTCAAAATTTATATGACAACAGCACTTATAACATTATCCATTATAACATCGTTAGGTATCTACGGACTATTAAGTACAGGGTTTCAAGGAAACATTGCAAAACTTGAGATAAGTGAAAAACAAGTAAAGAATGTTGAAGTTAAGAAAAAAAGGTTTGAAGAAATAAAAACCGAATTAACAAAAGAAAAAACAACTCTTGATGGTGATATTACAAAATTAAGAGATGGTCTATCTAATAACACAACAACACAAACTGTAGATCAGAAGACAGGTCAGTTAATAACAAGAGCCAATAACGCAAATAGAAAATCATTTGAAGGACAATTAAAAGACGCACAAACAAGAAGAGACACTATCTCAAAAAAGATTGACGGATATAACGACAGTATTACAAAACTTGATATTCAGATTTTAGATATGCAATCACAAGACATTAATAGTAGTGAACTTGGTGCTATTAAATATGTTAGTGAACTTCTTGATTGGAATATAAAAAAAACAGCAAATCTTTTTATTTTAATTCTGATATTTGTGTTTGATCCATTGGCAATCACATTAGTTATTGCCACAAATCAAGCATTTAAAGGGAAACGGAAAGACGAAGTTACCATACATAATACCATACATGATACCATACAAGATAGTAACCAAGTAAGTGACCAAGTACCGACTAACTACCGACCAAGTACCGACGAAGTAGAACCGATAATAATTGAAAAAATTGTTGAAGTTCCCGTTTATTTAGAAAAAGATGAAACACCAATTGATGAGTATTTTGATTTAGAAAATACAGATTTTGATTTACAGGAAGAAAATAAAGTTAAGAGATTAAGATACACTAAAAAAAATGATTGAGATTATTGATAAAAAAATCAAAAGAAAAACAATAAATAATTCTGATAAAACTCAAATTATTTTGGTGCATACGTCAAGAAAAATAGAAGAATATTTAACCTCATTAAAATATAGACACAACGGAAATTACAATAAAATACCACACTATGTTATATCTAGAGAGGGTAGGATTATCCAACTACTAGATGACCAAGACTATTCAGAGTTCTTCAATGACCCAACATATGACAATAGGTCAATTGTTATTTCTTTAGAAAATTTGGGTTGGTTAGAAAAAGAACCACTGAAAAACCATTACATTAACTGGATTGGAAATATTTATAAAGAAAAAATAGTAGATAAAAAATGGAGAGACTATTTTTTTTGGCAACCGTACACTGAAATACAAATGGATTCTTTGGTGGAACTATGTAAAGATTTGTCAAAAAAAATGTCAATAAACTTAACTTGTGTTGGCCACAACACAAAAACAAATAGAATGGAAACATTTGATGGGATTTTTACTAGGTCTAATTTTGATGAAAATTATACCGATGTAAGTCCAGCATTTGATTTTGAATATTTTATAAAAAAATTAGAAAATGAGTAATTACGAAGAAATTAAAAATCTTTTAAAAGCATCTAAAAATATGTTGGGCGGTGCTAAATTGATGAATGAAGAAATAAGAATTAAAAACCAATACGGTATTATTACCGAAGATATGGAAACTCAAATCAACCCAATGAAAGACGTTGAGAAAAAAATTCAAACCGACACAGAAAAAAATCCAGAAGAAAAGAAAAGAGCTTATAGAATTTCTGGTGGTATACTTGTAATCCACGGAATAGAAGAAGATAAACTACAACTTACTACAGATGATAAGACAGCATTCCAGGAAACTATGGATGAGTTTTTAACTGACGTAGCCAAGATTACGGACTTCAACAAACTAAACGTATATGAAAACAATGTTGAGTGGTCTGGAAAAATAACTGAAATGGATATTGAATTTTATATGTCAATTGGTGAAAACAACGGAGTTTACATCAACGGTGATATGATAAAACTAGACGAAGAATTTACAAATATGGTTACAGCCCTTAAAACCTTTTATGAAAAATTCAAATCAAAATGGTCTAAAATAATTACAGATAGGAAAAAAACTAAATAAAATGAAAAATTTTATAAACAAATATTTTAAAGAAATTTTAGTTGTAGTTTTAATTGTAGTCGTTATTTTTTTACTTGTAAAAATTTTTACACCGGCACCAGATAAGAGTGAATTATTAAAATATAAATTAAACCAACTTGACACCAAAATTGAAGGTTTAGTTAAAAAACAAAAACAATTGGACGACTCAATAGCTAGATATAAAAAAGATATTGAAAGAATAGATGAAAATATTGAAAATATTCGGTCACAAAAGACAATTATAAATAATTATTATGAAAACAAGGCCAAGACAATTCCTGGTATGACAAATAAACAAATTGACAGTGCGTTGAGAAAAAGGTATAATTTTTAATATGAAAATTTTAATTTCAATAACTTTTATTTTATTTTCTTTTTTTGTTTTTTCTCAAAAAGAAACAAACATTGACACAAACGAAATTTGTATACCAAGTGTTGTTGTAAAAAAAATACTTTTGGATTTAAATGAGTTAGACAGATTAAAAGACAATGAAAAATTAACTAAAAAAGAAATTTCTGAATTAGAAACTAAAGTTGTAAAACAAGACTCAATAATTTCTAAACTGGAACAAAAAGACGACACAAATCAAGTTATTATTAGAAGTTGGACCGAAAAATATAATTTGGTTGAAGAAGACAATAAAGACTTGAGAGGTAAATTAAAATGGATTGAGATTAAAAACAATATCATTGAAATTGTTTCTGGAGCACTAATGGCATCAATTGTATATATAGAACTTTTAAAATAATGGCACTAACACAAGCAGACAAAAGAGAAGTTGAAACATTAATCCGTAAAGAAATTAAAGACTTTATGGGGTCAACAACTTTTAAACAATTTGAGGACAAATTATTACAAAAAATTTCTAAAGACATACAAAAAGGAAAATTAGAAAAAGATGTTAAAGATTTGATTATAAAATCTTTTAGAGAATTTTACACAATGATGTATCAACAAAGAGGATATTGGGAAACTAAATTTAGAAACGCATGACAGATTTATTTGCTAGTTTTATGAAAAATTATGATAGTGAAGCCAGTAAAGCTGGCCTTACTGGAAGTGAATTAGCCCAATCTAGAAAGGATATTGGTTTGAAAGAAAATAATAAAAACCCAAATGATTATCTTAAAAAAGGTGTATCAATGGAAGAAATTACAGAATTAGCAAAGAATAAAAAACTTTCAACAAATAAAATCAAAAAAGAAATACAACAACTCCTAAATGACGGAGAAGATGTGAATGAATTTTTACAATCAGTTAAGAAAAAATTTAACAAAAGTAAAAAAGAAACTAAAGAAGGTATGGGTACTGGTGCTGGCGGTGGTAGTTTTGAGCCGGCAATTTCTTTTGGTGAAACAAAAAAGGTTGAAACTAAAGAAGGTACATCAACCGCATCATCTGGTTCTTATGAAACTAATAAGATGTGGGCCAAGTCAATGAGTAAAAAACATTGGAGAAATGCTGGAGCTAATTACATGCCAGGGGCTAAAAGAGTCCAGGTTAAAAAAAAATGTACACGTTTTCCGTACTGTAATCAAGGTGATATCAACGCTCTTAACATTTTTGAAAACGAAATTGGTCAAAAAGTAATTAGAAACATAAGTGAAGAATTAGGTGTTAGTGAACAATACATCAAAAATTTAATAAAAAGGGAAATTAATTAATCCATAAGATATTTATAAATAAAATAGAAAATGAATAATAACTATTACGATAGACTTTTTAAAAAAATTCTGAACGAAACTTTAGAAGAAAAGGCAAATTCACTTGTGAAAACACTAAAATTAAATAAAGATTCAGAATTTGATTATGTACAAGAAGATGATGATGATTTTTTAGATATGGGTAAATTTAATAAATACAGACGAGACACAGAGTACAAATCTAAAAAAGACGCTAGAAGAATGGCAGATAGAGATATGTCTAAACACTTCAAGAGTCCAGGTGATCCTTGGGCAACAGATGTTAATCCATCTGAAAAATGGCCAAAACATAAATTACCATATGATACCAAATTTAATTTTGATGAATTAACTGAAGGTGCAGAAGTGTGTAATGAGTGTGGGTTAGGAATGATGACGGAAGGTGAATGTAATGAGTGTGGTTACAGAAAAACGTCAATGAAAGAAAGTAAAGAAAAATGTAACGAATGTGGCATGGGAACTATGAAAGAGGGTGAATGTAACGAATGTGGTTATAGAAAAATGTCAATGGAAGAAAGTAAAAAACTATCTACCGGACAAAAACACATCGCAAGACAAGCTAAACCATATGATAAAATAGGAGCAAACGATTTTCAAAAACTTAGAAGTAAAAAAACAGAAACTAAAGAAGGAAGTAAACCTGATTTTTTAGATTTGGACAACGATAATAACAAAAAAGAACCAATGAAATTGGCAGCAAGACAATCTAAAAAATCAAAAGTTGAAGAAACCGTATATAGAATCTATAGTGGTAAAGAGTCTGCTGTTTTTACAGAAAATGAAGTTATTGATATGATTGAACAATTTGTTAATGAAGAAAAACAAAAATTCAAAAAAGGTCAAACACCAGCTGGATATGAGGCATATGAAAAAGCTGTAAAACAATCTAAAAAAAACAATGACGATTATATTAATTCCGTATTGAAAAAAATTAAAGACTATACAAAACCAGGTTCTGAAACAACATACGAAATGAATCCAGAAGGTTTTCCACAAGGAAATGGTGAGTTTAAAGAATCTGAAAAGAAAGCTTACTCAACATCTGAAGAAGAGACTGATTGGAATTATAAATACGCAGGACAAATGGTACCAGATTTTGATCCCCCATTCCCAGATAAAAAAAGATTTAAAAAACAAATTGAAGGTTCAGCAGAAAACGCTAACGTACAAGGTTGGGGTAATAGTGTAAAAACAAAAGCTAATTCTAAATTTGCTAAAATATTTGATGAGGATCCACTTGGTAAAGCTAAAGATGAAACTTACAAAAGAGCTGAACAACCTGTTACATTATCAAAGGGAAAATTAAAAGAAGATTTTGATAGAATTAAAGAGTTAATGAAATATAATGATAAGACTCAATAATTTACAAAAAATAAATTGAACTTATAATTCTCCATAGGAACTTTCTTATGGAGAATTTTTTTAATTATATAAGTAAACCTTTGGACAACGAGGATGTTGACATATGGTTCAGAACAAATAACATCATAATAGAGAAGATGGAACTCTATTATGATATTATATTTTCACTATTTAAAAACATTTCAGACACTTATTTAGGTGATGATGAAAATACCCGACAAGAAACCAAAATACAATTAACTGATGAAGATAAATTAAACCATTTTTCTTGGTGTTGGAAAAAGTTAATTGATGAGTTTAAAAAAGAAGGGCTTATTATAAATGAAGTTGGTGAACATAGAGATTATCTATATGATTTTTTTTCAGATATATTTTATAACCAAAAGGACAGTAAAATTAGAAACTCAATAGATGTTTTTTTTACTGATATATTTGATATGAAAAAACCTTTCACCAAGTCCGATTTAGATATGATTTCAACAATTTACAAATCTCTAGATAAAAATATCGTGTATTAAGTTTACTATCTAGAAAAAAAAACTTATATTATCTTTAATAAACAAATTAAAATAAAAAAATGGAAACAATAGAGCAAATTAAAACATTAACAGAACAATTAAGTCAAGACGCGACTAAATTTTATGGTGGTAATAAAACAGCTGGTACTAGAGCTAGAAAAACTTCACAAGAATTACGTGAACTTTTGAAGAAATTAAGAGGTGAGATTTTAGAATCAAGAAAAACTAATTAATATGTTGTCTTTGGGTAATTTACTTCTTTTTATGTTTATATTTTCAATAGTAAACATAACTAGACTAGGACTTTTATTTTTGATTTCAATATTTCAAAACCCACCCAGAAAACTAGAGATTAATAAATATGAAACTTTTTACTACCTATTTTTAATTTCTTACATAATAACATTTATAATTAATAAAAACTAATGAGTTTGTTTAAAGAATTTGAAGGATTATTTCCTTATTTGATTTCAGTTAGAAAGTTAAAAACATATTTATCTTTTGACATTGAATTTCCGGAAACCTGGAAATTACCAAAAAAATATGTAAATGAAGAAAGAGTTGTTGAAAATAGTAAACAAAAGGATGGTGTTAGGAATTTTAGTTTTGTTTCAGAGTTTAATGAATCATCGGTTGACGAACTAATATCAAACATAAAAAACATTATCCACTACAACAAAGAAAGAGAGGAAAAAGAAAAATTGTTTGAAAATAAAGTTAATGAATTAAAGAAAATTTTTGAAAAACAAAATTTACAAAATTTACAGGATCTAAAATTTGAAATGACAGCAAAAATTAAATTTGAAGATGAAGAAGAAACTACAGACACGGGAGGAACAACTCCAGATATGGTTACAAAATGAATCTGAAAAGGATAAGAACGCCCTTGAAAACGAAAAAAATAATTTAATTCAAGAGATACGAAAATTAAAAAAAGAGGATTTATTACCCAAAGAAGAAAAACTTAGCATATGGCAGAGAATAAAAAAGACATTAGTGGGGTAATTGAAAACATTGCATTTGCAACAGACAAATTGCAATCAACATATCCGATTGGAAAAATCGCAATTATAATTGAATTAAGTCACCAAAAGTTTATTGAGGCACAATTTGATTTAGACATGTATAGTGAGTCAACAGACCAATTCAAGATTGACATTTCTGATGTTGAGGTCATCTTTATTAAAGAAAACACCTTAAAACCACAAGAAGAGGTTAAACAAGAACCACCTAAAAAGAATTTTTTTAAAAAACTTTCTTCAGTCCTATTTTCTAAAAAAAGTAGTTGATTGTTTGTATAACGATTTTTTTGAAATACCTTTAGACTCCAAAAGAGAATAGAGGTATTTTTTTTGTTGTATAGAGGAATCTGTCACTAAAATACAGTTAGTCTTTTTTTTGTCTTTTAAATATTGTTCAAATATCTCAAAAAACCTAAAACAATCTGAATCACTTTTAAGTGAAAATAAAAAAACATTTTCATCTTCCTGGACAAAAAATTTATTATTAATTTTTGAAACTATTTTAATAGTATTACTAGAAATGTATTTTTTATAAAAAGTATCAAACGTAAGTCTAGAGTTTTTATTAACATCATAGATTAATTCCTCAACTTTATAGTTAGAAATTTTTAAAATTCTTACATTGTCTTCATCTGTTTGAATCCTAACTTGTCTTCCTAATTCATCTCTAACAAAGTAAAGTTCAAATTCGGATGGTTGATTATCTATGAGTCCAATTTCATACTCGGTTATAATTCCATTCTCAATTCCTTTATTAAAAATAATCTTATTACTATCGTCAATTGATTTTTGATAAAAATTTTGAGCTCTTTCTAATGTTTTGAAAGATTTTAAAATTTTTTTTCTTTCTTTATTTTTAAAAAGAATTACAGTATATTTCATATTAGAATAAATATAAAAAAAAATTTAGATAAATGAATTCTGAAAATTATTATGAAGTATTAGGTGTTGATAAAAACGCTTCTCAAGACGACATAAAAAAGGCATATAGAAATTTAGCAAAAGAAAATCACCCAGATAAAGGAGGAGATCCAGAGAAATTTAAAAAAATATCCGTTGCATATGATGTATTAGGTGATGAGCAAAAAAGAAAAGAGTATGATAATCCTGCGATGGGTTCATTTGGTGGGTTTGGATTTAACGACATCTTCAATCAAATGTTTAATCAAAGACAAAATAGAGTACACGACACTGTAATAAATTTAGACATTACGGTTTTTGAATCGTTTTTAGCAATCAATAAAAAAATTAAGTATAAAGTAAAAGAAAAATGTGGTGGTTGTAATGGACAAGGGGGTGAAAAAAAGACTTGTACAACTTGTAATGGTAATGGTCAAATTGTAGTCCAAGTAGGTTCTGGTATGTTTGTCCAGATGATGCAAGTCAATTGTACGACTTGTAATGGACAAGGATTTATTTTTATCAAAAAATGTAACATATGTCAAGGTACTGCCTCAACAGATAAATTAGAAGATTTAGATATTAAAATACCACACGGAATTGATAATGGGCAATTTTTGAGGATGCAAGGTAAAGGGGATTATAAAAATGGTATGGTGGGGAATTTGGTAATTAGAATTAATTTAATAGAAAATGATAATTTTCAAAAACACGGAAATCATTTAATATATACTAAAACATTTACATTGGAAGAAATACAACAAGATTCATTTGACATCCCACATCCAAACGGTAAAATAAATGTAAAATTTCCAAAAACTACAGATACATCTAAACCTATGAGAGTCAAAGATAAAGGGTTTAAAATTGAGGGTCAACAAGGAGACTTGTTAATTAATCAATTCTTAAAATTTACAAGGAATTAAAATAAAGATATTATATCACTAACCAAAGAAATTAGACCATATATCGTAAGACTTAGGGTTACAAATCCTGTGATTAATAAAATATTAAATTTACTTTTACCTTTTTGTTTACAGGCTTGACAGCCGACTTTAGTTGCTTCCATTTTTCTTTTTTTATTAAAATAGCGGTAATCATTTTACTAATAAATAATTAATTCTTATTTTTTTTATTAACGAGAATATTTATTAAATAAAATACTTATGGAATTAGTTGGAATTTTATCAAAAGTTGTAAAAGAAAGTTTAACCACAAAAAAAATATTATTAGAATATCCTGAATCAACAGTAAAAAGATTACTTGATAAGTTTTCTGGAAGTACTGATGATACTGAAGAGGAAATCAGAAAAGTAATCGCTGACTTTGAAAGATTTAAAGGTGGTTTTGCTACAGATGAAAAAAATGAACTTAAACAACTTAATGACCAGTTAAAAACTTTAGAACCGTCTTCTCAAGAGTATAAAGATTTACAAACTAGAATCCGTGACTTAAACAAAACGATACAAGACACTCTAGACATATTCAAGTATGAATATGAAAGTTTAAAAAATCTTACAGCAGAAAAAGATACAAAACAAAAAACCAAAAAAACACTTGAGTCTTTGGTACAAGACTATGTACAAAAATACAAAGGTACTGATTTACAAATGACTAAAACTAACATAAAAAAGTTTTTTGAAGTCAAAACCCATTTACCCGAAGCTAGAGAGTTTAAAAAAGAAGTAACATCTTTCAACCCAGCTCAACTAAATGAGTTAGTTGGAAAATATTTCTCAACTTTTAATAACCAAGGTGTGAATGAATACGTTATTGCTATCGCTCAAAAATTTCACGAAGAAAAACCAGATGAGGATGTAATGACAACACTTCTCCCAAGAGCAAAACGATTTGCAAGACATTTTGAATTAATTCCACTTAATGCTAAATTAAGTAAGTATATGACTTTTGAAGAGTTTGAACACGTTGTAGATGGTTATACACCAATGGAAGAAAGTGATTATGACATACCAGAAATTGACACAAGCGATGTTGATATTCCGTATGAGGATGATAATGTACTTATTTTTGCTCCAGATGAAAAACAAAAATGTATCAATATTAGAAAAAAACATGCGCCAGATAGAAGATGGTGTACATCTTGGGAGGGATCTGGAAACTATTATTACAATTATAGATTAAATCAAAACCTTACTTTGTATTACATTATTAATAAAAATTTACCATCTTCAGATACAAATTATGCTTCAGTAATTTTGGTTGATAGATATGGCGAAATGAGACTTGCAGACGGAACTAACTCTGGACGGTATTCAGGGGGTCAAGTAGTTCCTTGGAGTGAAATTTTATCAAAAATACCAGTATTAAAAGGAAAAGAACAATACCTAGAAGCAAAACCATTCTCTACTGAAGATATGGATAAAATGCAAAGATATAAACAACTTAATTTAAGAACCACAGATCCAGTTGCGGAATTAGGTGGTGAAAAAGAAGTTGAGATGTGGTTAGAATTAAGAAGTCCAGATTTGTCAAGTACTCAAAATGGTGATGAAATATTTAGAAATTTACCAGAAGAATCACAAAGGAAGTATATTGGTTTAGGTAATGACTTAACACCTAAAATGATTAAAAATTTAAGTGATGATGCGACTAACCCAAATAATCCTGGTATGGCCAAAGCACAATCTATTTTGACTTATTATGCCGGAAAAAAACGTGACAAATTATTACAAAAATCATTGAAGGAACTAACAGATAAAGATATAGCACTTATAATTAGTGATGAAATGAAACAGTTTTTACCTAGATTAAAAGAAAGATATATTCCTGAGTTAGGTAGTGACATTGACCCAAGTTATACTTTAATTGAATACCCTACTAGTGTTACAGGAAAGTTCATTAGAATTTTTGGTCCAGACGAACTATTTGATTTTTTACCAGAAGATATTGGGTTTTTACAAATTGAAAATAAATCAAGTGAAGATTGGGTAATCAAAATTCCAGAATCATTTGACCGATTTAGTCAATTGACAACTTTAGTTTTTGAAAACTGTGTAAAAGAATTACCAGAGTCAATTGGAAATCTAACAGGTCTACACTTCTTAAATTTGACAAACAATAAACATATGACAAAATTACCAAAAAGTATTGTTAATTTAAGATGTTTAGATTTTATGTCAGTACTTGGAACACCAATTAATTTTGAAAAACTACCAGAAGAATTTAGAAAATATTGGAATTATGATGCGGAAGGCTTCTGGGAACCAAACTACCCTGATGAAATGAAAGAACACTGTTAATTTATATTTTATGAAAAATGTTGATTTGGAAATTTATATATCACAACTTATAAGTTTCTTTGAGAATAACCCAAATGATTTATTGGACTTAATAGGTTCCTTACAAAAAGACGATTTTTATAAAAAAATAAGAGAACGATGTGAAAAAAACGTTGAAGAAGGAAATGATATGGTATTAACCAAAGACCAAATTGTAAATATAGTTATAGACTTAAAAATACCAGCAATAAAAAAAGAGAAGCGTAACTATCTAGAAAATATAATTCAAAAAACGACATTTGGAGATATAATTCTAAATTAATTTCACATTTAAAAAAAAATTCATATATTTGTTCTATTATAGATAAATAAAGATGGAATTAAAAGAGTATTTTAGTGTGGAATCCGAGTTTTTAAAAACTATTTCTGAAAATGAAAAAAAGTTTCTTTCAAAAACAAGAGTTCAAGGCTCACTAAATTTAACACCAGAATTACTTCTTACTAAAAACTTCATTTTAGAATATTGTTATAATAGTGCATATGAAAACAATATTTTATATCTAGATGCTATTTTTAGAAATAAGTCAGACATCTTTATATATTTATCAAAAAAGGATATATCAGAATTAAATTATCAAACAATGATTTATTTTGAACCGAATAAACTAGAGGAGACAAAGTTCTTCATAAAAAATTTACTAAAATTAAAAGAAAACAATGGAAATTAACAGTGTAGACTTACAAGAAAAAATCAACAAAGGTGAAAAAATTATTGTTGAATTCTGGGCAGAATGGTGTGGACCTTGCAGGATGATGAAACCAACATTTGAAAAAGTCGCTAACCAAAATACAACTGATGTTCAGATGTATACAATGAATGTGGATTTAAATAAAGAAGCAAGTGTCGCACTTGGTATTAGAAGTATCCCAACAACAAAAGTGTTTAACGCAGGACAACTTATTGAAACAAAAGTAGGTATGTTAAGTGAAGGACAAATAAACGGATTGGTAACTGAATTAATTAATGGATAAAATTGCTGTCGTGTTCTCAATGAAAGGTTGTCCATTCTGTGTAGAACTTAAAGAAATGTTAGAAAAAGAAGGTATTCCTTTTTTTGATCGTGATATACACGAATATAAAGAAGAGTATCAAATGTTTGTGGAAGTAACTGGTAATGATTTTGTACCATCATTTATGTTGATTGAAAATCCAGATACAGAACCAAAAACGGAACTGTATGCACCGGATAGAGACTTCCAAAATATTAATGAAGGGTTTGATATAATAAAATCATTTGTTAAAGGATAAAAAAAAACCCCACCTATAAAGTGGGGTTTCTTTTTAGAATACAATTACGTGTTCTAACTTATCTTGTTTTGTATAGGGTTTATCTTTACCAGGAAAGAGTATATCTTGTAAAAGGTCATAATCCTTAACATAATCTTTAAAATCCTCTAAATCAAAGGAAAATACATCAAGAACCAAAGACTTAACAATCTCTTTATTATATTTAGATTTAGAAACAATTTTTATTTTTAAATCTTCATTTTCATCTTCCTCTTTTGTGAAGTAAAATTTTAGATTATCAACACCCATAAGACTATACATATGATTAAAAACATAGTGGGAATAGTAAGTCATAAGTCTACCGCAGTTAAGACTGTAACCATATGGGAATTCAGATGATACATTAAGTTCGTGTATAGGCTCATCTTCTTCCACAAATACATCTTTGTTTACATCAATCCAACCCTTCTCAATATTTTTAATATCCTGGTCGTAACGAATAATATCTAACGTATTTATTTTTTCAATTCCAACCTCATCTAAAATATCTTTAAACCATTCAATAAAGTCTGTTTTAATTTTATCTAGATTTAATACTTCTTTTGAAGTTGTTTGTCCGTGGATAACCATAAATGATTCACAATCTGTTACCTGGATGATGGAGTTTTCTTTTTTGTCAATTCTTGTAAGAATAAAATCGGCAAATAGGTTTACAACACCTCTTCTTGAATTTTTGTTAATTTTTCTCATATCTCATTTTTTATAATGGATATTAGTTTTAATTAACATTATAAATAGTTAATAAAGGTAATCACCAAATAGATCATTTATTTGTAGGTTAACCTCCGAAGAATCCGGGTAATCGTAAACTCTAAAATCAATTTGTTCATACGTACCATCATTAAATAATTGACTCATCATTTCAGTATAACCCCCATAGTAATCTAAAGTGTCTGAATATCCCCTATATTCGTTCAAAAAAGTCATAACATTTGAGTAAAAATCACGAATTTTAATGTATGGTGTGTATCTTGTTTTTTCACCAATTTTAACTGCAACCTCATCAATTGGTGATGAAAAATATTCATCTAAGCCTTCCATTACTTCATTCCATAACATATCACCATAAGCACCATTGTAAGCGTTGTTGTGTAAATTATTTAAATTACTTTTTAATTCGTCTAAATCTGTATCTAATAATTCATTCATCGCTTCTTCATCATTGATTAGAGAGATAACATTGTCGCTTGTAATTTGGAATAAACCACCACGACCATCATCATCAGCCAATTCTTGGAAAAAGTCAGAACCAAAGTCTTCAGTACTTAAATCTTTATTTCCTATATTTTCTAAAATATGTTCAGCAAGATGTTGGGTGTTTTGTTCGTTTAGTTCTTCAATAACATCACGATAAACATCATCTGTTGTATCCCAATAATATTCATATAATGTCCCATCTTCAGCAAATACCCTTTTAGCTATATCACTTACAGAATAATCCCTACCACCACTATCAAAAAATTCAACAAGTTCTTCTCTATCTCGTAATCTTAACCAATAACCATCATCTCTAATTTGAACATCACTAAATATGTTATAACAAATAAATTTTAAACCGTTACTAGTGTCTTTTTCTATTATGGAAATAAGGTAATAATTTTTTAAAACATCTTCTAAATTATTATAATCAACATCATCTAAAAAACCATTATCAACTATAAAATTAAAAAGTTCTGAATCATTTTGAAATTCACTACTTGGTATATAGGTAATATCTACTTGGCCTTGTTCATTGTTTTTTAATACAGTTTTCAAAAAATTACGCGTCGTTCCAAATACTTTAAGAATCCTATTGTATTCATCTTCTCTACCATCGTGAAACCACTCAAAAAATTTTTCTAATTTACTCATATTTTATAAATACAAAAAAAGGTGGAAAAAATATTCCACCCTTAATTTTTCTTTGGCCAAAGGAAATTATTTTTTATTATAATACTTCTCAACAATTTTTTTAACTGAATCCGGTACATTCTGATTTTGAACTTGAGGTCTTTGTTCAGAAATTGGTCTTGGTACTGGTTGAGCAGCAGCTTGTTGTTGATTTCCTTTGTTTTTGCATCCACATGACATAATTAATTGGTTTTATTAGTTTATTATTTGAAATTTATGTTTATAAATAGTTTGTCTTACACTTCCTTTACTACCATTGTTTATTTTTTTACCCCTTAATGCTGAAGAAATTTTTTGTCTAACATTACGATTACTTCCATTTGAAAAATTATTATTAATTAAATAACTTGCCGCATCAAATAAATTATCAAAAATATGTGAATCATCATTTATGATGTTCGTTAGTAAAAATCTCTTGAAATTATTATTTTTAATTAAATTATTGATTGATAATTTTCTTTTTGTTGTGTTATTTAAATTATTTCGCCTAAATTCATTAACTTCAGCTTTGTTATACCCAAAAGTTTGATTACAAGAATCATATATTTTTATATAGTAATTTTCTCTTTCAAACAAAAGAGACTCTTCGCATAACTCTAAAATTTCAAATACAAAAGAATCTTTTCCGTATTTAGTAAAAGATTTCTGTAAATGTATATTGTCGTGAATTTTTTTTGATAACAACCAAAAATGTTTATATTCACGATTTTTTAAATTTATAGAACTACCAATATATGATTTATTATTTTCATTATTATAAATTCTATAAATTCCACAATTCATATATATAAATATTATGATATATTCATATTTGTAAAGTTTAAAGTATTTATTGTTATATGAAAAAGGTTTTTAGACTTACGGAAAATAAATTAATTAATCGTTTAAAACGATTAATTAAAGAGGATGATATAGAAGAAGTTGAAATTAGTCCAGAAGAATACATTGAGTTACTTAAAAAAGTTTTCTTTCAAGCACAAGCAATCCCAAAACTACCAAAATTTAAAGGAAAAAAATTGGTGGTAAAAGGAAATTTGGATTTAACTGATTTTAACGACCGAAAACAATTAGTTGATTTAGGGCCAATTAAAATTGAAGGCGATTTAAACGCATCTTACACAAACATTCAAAATTTAGACAATATTGAAGTCACAGGGTCTATGAGGTATTGGGGTACTCCTTACAATAATATTATGGATAGGAGAGCAAAACAAAAAAAATACGACAAACAACAAAATAGAAGAGAACTTGATGATTGGAATTTAGATGATACAGATGAAGAAGGTGAAAAAGCAAATGTTGCATTTATGTATGCCGAACAAGAGGGTAATATTACAGTTTTAAGTGATGAAGATAAAGAAAGGTTAGAATATTTAAGAACACGACTTTCTGAATTAGAAACTCAAATGGAAAATGAAGATGATGAAGAAAAATATGATGAATTATCTGAAGAATATGACGAAGTACAGGAGGAAATTGACGGGTTTGAAGACTATGTTGATGTGTATGATTTTTATCCAAATGGAACACATTTTTATATGACATCTTTTGAATCTTTATCTACTGGAGATGAATATGCGGTTGGAACTGAATATGAAGCAGATAAAAGTTTAGATGAATACATACTTGACCAGGTAAACGACGCGTCAAATGTGTATGACAATAGGTTTTTATCAAACTATATTGATGGGAGAAAAGTGAGAGATGAGTTTGAATACGCTGTTGATGAGTGGGTAAGAGAATCACCAGACTCTTATAATGTTGAAAAAGGGTTAAGTGATGATCAAGAAGAAGAAATTTGGTTACTTGAAATGGAAAAATGGGTATATGAAAATGAGGGAGTAAGAGCCCCAATATCTGAACCAACAAGAGAAGACGGCGACGTGTTTGATTTTGAAGACGCGGAAGGTAACAGATTTCAATATAGAAATATGAGTGCAGACCCATCTTTATATAAAAGTGCAAGTCATTGGGTTTTACATAAAGATGGTCAAGTAGTGTCACCACATCAAATATATGACGATGAAGATACGGACGAACATCAGGAAGCTAGGGATGAAAGAATTTCAGATATTGATTATGAAATAGAAGAAATAAAAGACAATCCAGATGGTGAACCAGATGAAGACGATATTGAACGAGCTGTTGAGGAATATCTTGATGGTATTGAAGATGACCCACTTGGATTTTTAGAAGATATGGGGTATTCTAACTTTAACGATTTTATTGATGAGGAGGAATTAAGAGATGATTTAGCAAGAGATTACGATTATGGTGACGCACTTAATAGTTATGACAGTAGTTATGATGAATTTACTGTAAATGGAACTAGATATATTGTGATGAAATATAATTAATATTTACTGATTATATTAAATGTTTATAATTATGTCAGATGGGAAGAAAAAAGAAAATAGAATTTTTAATGAACACCGACTGGATGTTTGAAAAACCAATTGACAGAGAACATAAGGAATATAAACTACTATCATATTTTCAAAAAATGGGTGAAAAACTAGATAATCTAGAATTATATCCAGGTTTTATTGAATTATCATTACATCTTGCAAATGTCCAAACCCTTGTTAAAGACAAAAAATTATTGTATACAGACAAAAAATTCTCATCTATTGATGATGAACTTTTGGTAAAAGATTTAAAAATCAAAGACGTACCAGAAATGTCTCACGACGAGTATGAAGAATTTATAAAAATTTTATCGTACTCAACACCTAGAATTTACGAATACTTTAATATCGCCAAATCTGTTTGGGAAACAGTATATGATTGTGTAAATTTAAAGATGAAAAAAAACACTAAAAATATTTTACTGAATAAAGGGTATTTTTATTTTAATACAAGTGAAAAAACATATATTTGGGAATACGAAAAGAAACCAGCGGCCAAAGGATCCCCAGAAAGTAAGGTATTTGTTAATTTAATTTCTGAAAATGATAAAAATAATTTGTCAATTCCAAAGTTAATTACTAATTTTACCAAAATTGATTTGGAAGAAAGTAAGAAATTACCAATTATTGAAATGGTTTCAAGAGGTGATTTTCCAATTAATGAAACTCTTTTACCTATGTTTAAAAGAAAGTTAATCTCTTACATTGACCAAAAACAAATTTTAGAGAACTACAAAAAAACAAAAGAATCATTAAACATTTAAATTATGGCACAAATATCTATTGACTTGATTAAAGATATGATTGAGAAATACCCAAACGATATTGAACTTGGGAGGGAAGTTAGAAAATTTTTTAACAAAATTCAAAAAGAAAAACCAAAAAAACAATCTTAATATTTTATGGAATTATTGACAGGAATGTTGGATAATGGAGAAGGAAATATCTCTTGGTATCCAGAAAGACAGTACACACTTGTTGACTTAATTAGGCAACATAAACCAAGAAACATTATTGAAATTGGGTTTAACGCCGGACACTCAACTTTATTAATTGTTAATACCCTAGTTGAAATTATTGAAAAAGACCCAGGTTTTAATCTAGAACCAATTGTTGTTTTTCTTTTTGATATTTGTAAGTATGAGTGTACGGAACACAATTACTTAATTTTGAAAGATTATGCAAAAGAATATAACATTCAGATAGAACTTTTTAAGGGAGATTCATTAGATATGGTCCCAAGAGTTTTGAGTAATTATCCATTTAATTTTGATTTTGTAGAAATAGATGGTGCCCATTTTAAAGACTATGTTTTAGGTGATATCCTTAACACTTATCAAAAAATAAATGATAATGGTATAATTTATATTGATGATTTTAATTCATCCAAAGACCCAACCCCAGAAGTAAATGAGGTTGTTACAGAATTTAACTGGCAAGGTTTTCACACCTACTATATTGACGGTGTATTTTGGGCTCAGAAACAATCTAATAATAAAAATAATATGTCACAATCAAAAGAACACGTAAATCACCCCCAACATTATGGTGGTGAAAGTAACCCTTACGAAGCAATTAAAGTTATTGACGCTTGGGAATTAAATTTTGCGTTAGGAAACACCGTAAAGTATATTTCTAGAGCTGGAAAGAAAGACCCCAAAAAAGAGCTAGAGGATTTGAAAAAAGCTATGTGGTACTTACAACACCACATTCAAAAGTTAGAATCATCAAACTAAATAAATTTGACTTGGTCACCAACGTTGATGTTGAATTTTTTACAGTCACCACCAGGGATTTCCAAAACTAAATCACCGTAACCTTTATATCTGTCACAATCTTCGGTTATACAAGGCTTACAATTGTGATGAATACCAGTTATGTAGTCTTCATTGATGTGGATAATGTCCAAGTTAGTTATACAGTTTTTCATCCAAAAACTATTTTCGCTTTCTTTCATTAAAAACAACATACCATCATAGTCTGATTGAAATTTTTTATTCATCATACCTTCCATAATGTCTTTACTGGCAACAACTGGTTTTACTGAATATATATTGTTATTTATTATTATCTTCATATTTATATAAATATTATACTATGGGTGAATTTAAAAGATATTCTGGTGTTTTAGTAAAACATAAAAATAAAGTACTTCTTTGTAAAAGATCAAAAGAAGAAACTTTACCAGGACAATGGTCAATACCTTCAGGAAAAATTGAAAATGGCGAAATACCATTAGATGCTGCGTTAAGAGAATTTAAAGAAGAAACAGACATTCAACTACCAAAAAAACTAGATTTGATTGGTTTAATAAATAAATACAAACAAGATGGTAAAACAAAACGTGGACTAATATTTGTGTATTACTTGGATTCAAAAAAAGAATTAATACCAGATTTAGAAAACGCCCAAGATGGTTTTGAACATAGTGAATGTGGTTATTTTAGTTTAGAAAATCTACCTCTAAATAAAAATAACACACAATTAGAGAAAATTATTAAAAAAGTTTTAAAATAATTGATTTTTTAAAAATTGGTGTATATTTATAATACACAAAAAAACTATAACCCCCTTTCACATTTTAGAGGTTTAACAAAAAGAAATCCCAGATTTTATAAAAAAAATATTTGGGATTTTTTGTTTTATATAAAATAATGTTATATATTTGTCCTATGAATAAACAAGGACATAATATTAGAATCATCCACGAAACAATAGGTGAATTATTAAATGAAACATTTGTTGATCAAATACAATTCAAACTTTTTTTAAAAATGGTTCACGCTTCATTGGAGTTAGACCAGAATTTATCTTTCTATAATGGTGAAACATTTTTAATTAATATACCTTTTAATATATTAAGAAATTGTGTTGTGGTTACCTCATCAGTTGAGTTTAGTATGGTAGACCAAGTTAGAAGTAAGATTGAGGCTTTAGTAACTAAATAATTAATAAATTTATATGGGAACAAACTTTTACAGAATTCCAACTGAAAAAGAATTGGAACAAAGAAAAAATAGATTACAAACTAGAATTAGACAAATTGATTTAAAACCTAGTTCTGTTAATCGTGGATTTAATATTGGTGGTGGTCCGGATGAATGGACTAACCGGTCACCTTGGGATGAATTTACAGAAGACATACAAATACATTTAGGTAAACGAAGTATGGGGTGGAAGTTTTGTTGGAATTTTCACGATAACAAACATTATCATAATAAGGAATCCTTGGAAACATTTGTTCGTAGTGGACGAGTAATTGATGAATATGGTGAAGAAATTTCACCAGACGAGTTTTTAGAGATGGCATACAATTGGTGTGTTGATGGGTGGGATAATCAAAAGTACGATGAAGAAAACCCATCACACAGAATATCCTGGATTGATAAAAGTAAATATTACGATACTTATATAGATGATTTAAGGATTTCATCTTCAACAGATTTTAGTTAGTTTCCTTGTTTAGAAAAACAAGGTGGTGGAGTAGACAACAATTTAATGTCGACCAAAAAAAGGGACAGCTTAGTCCCTTTTTAATTTTTTAAGATAATCCAAAACTTTTTTCTTGGCTTTAAATGAATTTGATTTTGAGGTACCAATATTTATTCCTAATTCGTCTGCCACTTGTTGATGTGGTTTATCTTCTAGATAGTATTTTGTAAATACACCTCTATAACCTGGTTTTAATGTTTCAATTGCGGCTCTTAAATCATCAGCAGAATATTTTTGAGAATAAAATTCGTCATTATCATCGTCCATATTAACATCATAGGCACCTAAATTAGTTTTATCTAAATCAATTTTTTTTCCTTGTCGGTTAAGTTTTCTTAATTCATCTATTGCATTATTTCTTACTATTGAACTTATCCAAGCACAAGGGTTTGTACCTGTAAATTGTTCTTTTTTTTGGTATGCTTTAATAAAACCATCTTGACAAAAATCCTGTGCCTGCTCATAATCATTTTTTGAATATTTAAGACAAACTTGTTTAAATATTGTTGGGTAACAATCTTTGTAAACCACTTCAAAATCAGTAATTCCAGTCCCTGTGTCCAATTCAGTAGACTCCTTTAACAAAATATTAGAGATTAATTTATTATATTGTGATTCCGAAATTATAATTTTCATAATAATAAATATTTGTAAGTTCAAAAAAAGTTTTATATATTTGTAATATGGAAAAAATATTATACATCGTAAGAGGCGTTAGTGGTGCAGGAAAATCAACATTCGCTAAAACATTGGGTGGAATACACGTTGAAGCCGACCAATACTTTATGGATGGTGAAGGTAACTACAAATTTGATGGGTCAAAAATTAAATTAGCACACGAGTATTGTAGAGCACAAACTGAAGCTTGGATGGGAACAAAAGGTGACCAGGTTAATGTTAATAGAATTACAGTTTCTAACACATTCACACAAGAATGGGAAATGGAACCATACTTTACATTAGCAAAAGAGTATGGGTATACTGTGTTCACAATTGTTGTGGAAAATAGACACGGAGGAACAAATGTTCACAATGTTCCAGAAGATAAATTAGAACAAATGAAAAATAGATTTGAAGTAAAGTTATGAGTAGATTAGACAAACTTAAAGAACAACATCCGGATTTAAATGTATCATTAATTGATATAATAACATCATTGGACCCAACCGGTACTTACAAGTATACCGAGTTTTTAATTAAAAACTTTAAAAGGGATAACCAATATTACAGTCCAAACTTGGATGAACTTAAAGGTTATTTAGGTGTGTTTTTGTTTGGTTCAGTTGAGATTTCAGTTTTAAATGAATTTGAAAGACATATAAAAGCAAATAGGATAAAAGAAAAAGATATTAGTAAGTATAAAAATTTTAAAGAGTTAAATGAACAAGTTAAGATTGCTGAAGATATTGAAAAACAAAAAGAAGTTGAAAAACAAATTTTGAAAATACACGAAGACGATACCTGGTTAATATTAACACCTTTAAGTTTTGATGCCTCAAGGGTTTACGGATCAAATACAAAATGGTGTACAACACAAGAAAGATATTGGGACAAATACTTAAAAACACATAGGTTAGTTTATTGTATTAATAAAAAAAATGATACTAAAGTTGCGTTTTCAAGAGATTACGGTGATGATAAATTCCAAGCTTGGACCGCAGACGATAGTGAAGTTAGTCCAATGTTTATAGATTGGATTCCGGATGAAATCTTTTTAAAGATTAGAAAAGAATTACAAAAAAATGAAAGAACTATTGATTTAATTTATGGTGAAACCAGAAATAAACCAGTTTCTATTTCAGATATAATTAATATTCATCAAGGTAATAGTGAAACACCTAATTATTCAAGCATACTTGACAGAATAAGAAGTTTAATGGGTGATAATCCTTATAATAGTACGTGGACATCTATTAACGATTCAGTAGTAGACCCAAGTATTGAAATTACAATTAATTCAACAGATTCACCAAGAAGAATTAGTGATTACCCAAAAAAAGTAGGTATTGATTATAGTGATTATATGACATATTTTACCGGTAGCACAATTAATTATTAAGAATAAGAAAAATTATGAGTTTTAAAAAAATATTAACAACAGGAAAAGTATTCATAACATCGGATACACATTATGGACACAAAAATATTGTACGAGGTGTAACAAACTGGAGAACCCAGGATGGTGAAATACCAGTTGATTCGGTTAGGGATTTTGAAACTATTGAACAAATGAACGAAAGACTTATTGATGGTATAAATCATTATGTTGGACAAGACGACACACTAATAATGTTGGGCGATGTTTCATTTGGCGGGTTTGAAAATATCGGATTATTCCTTGATAGACTGGTGTGTAAAAACATTCATCTTATTCTTGGAAACCACGATCATCATATTGAGAATAACCGAGGTGATATACAAAATCGGTTTTTGAGTATCAACCACTACCTTGAAGTTAAAATAAATGATAGAAACTTTGTTTTATGTCATTATCCACTCCAAAGCTGGCACGGTCTAAATAAAGGTGTTATCCATTTACACGGACACGTACATCTTGGACGAGAAGCTAAATTTGGTAATGGTAAAAAAATGGATGTTGGTGTTGATGGAAACGGACTAGACCCATATAGTATTGATGAAATAATTAAAATTATGGATAAAAGACCAGTAGGGTCAGATATGTCTGGAGATCACCACCTAGATGATTTAGTTGGTGTTGTGGGTTAAATTACAACACCAATATATTTATTATTATGAAAATCATTATCACAGAAAATCAATTAAGACTTATCAAAGAAGCCGTTGGAGTTCCAGAAAATATTCTAAACGAAGCTAGAGTATTGTATAACATTGTTAAAGATAAATTAAAAGAAATAAAACAAACCGATAAAGAAGAATATTTTTTTAAAGATATTAAAATTGATTTAACTGTTTCTGATATAAATTTTACAAATTTAAATTTTTTTGTTAAAGTTGATGAACTAGAAGATTACGAAGGTACTGAACCTGTAATTGCCGCAATGGGTGTTGGAAATGAATTTGAATTTGATGAAGGAATAATGATGCAATTAAATAAAGAAACATCAACAATAGATTTATATATTAATTTTGTTGTGCCAGAAGGTTGGCAACCAAATGATTTATATATGGTTTTTATTGAACAGAAAACACATAATACTTCTATAATGGCTCACGAATTAATGCACAGATTTAGAAGAAGTAAAAAATCAAAAGGTTTGGCCGGTGATACCGCCGATTATCAATCATATTCTTCTGGAAAGTTAAATTTTGGAATACCAATTATAAGTGAATTTATGAGATATAGTTATTTTATCCAGAACGAAGAAAATGTTGTTAGACCAACAGAAGTGGCATCAAGAATGGTACAAAATGGGATAACAAAAGAAAAGTTTTATGAATTTTTGATGGAAGACGAAGTTATTAAAGAATTAAAAAGAATACAAAACTTTTCATTTGAATACTTGATTCAAGGTTTATATGATCAAATGGATAGAGTATTTGCACTACTTGAATATGCCGGAGAAAACCCAAAAGAAAACTCACCTGAAGAAAATATAAAAATGGTTTTAGAATTAGTTTATATTAATTTATCAAATCTTAAACTAGAATTTTTTGAAAGTTTTATTTTGTCACACGAAGAAAAGATTTTTTCAAAAATAGGTCCTTTATCACAACTTTTTGGCGGAAGAGCACCATCAGAAGATAAATCAAAACTTCTTAAAAAATATCAGAACCACGTTACAAAATACGCTGATAGAGAGATGGACTTTTTCAAAGATGAATGCGAAAGATTTAATTATGTTGCAACAAAACTAATTAAAAGAATATCAAAAGTTTATTCTTTAATACCAGATGAAAAAGAACAAACAAATGAATCTATATTAGATTGGGATTTACACCAGAAACTTATAGAAAAAAGATATGGTAAAAGACCAATAGAAACTTCCTACAATTTCAAAAAATAATTTGTTTAATTCAAATTAGTTTCTTACCTTTGTCTTATGGAAAAAGAATTTGTACCTTATGATAGAGCATTAAGATTAAAAGCAATTAGATTTGATGAACCTTGTTTTGGTTTTTATCAAAAAGAATCTGCCGAAATCAGACCTATTATGGTTGATGATAATGAACAATATTTGTTAACAGGATATAGAACTTGTAAAAATTCAGAGATACCTGAACACTATATTTCAGCACCAACATTCTCACAAGTATTTAGATGGTTTAGAGAGAAGTATCAAATATTTCCTGAAGTATTAACAGATTGTACTACAGAACCTAAATTTGTTTATACGTATAACACATTTTATGGAAACCCAAAAGATTTAACAGAACAAGAGTGGGGTTGGGAAAATAATATAGGTCAATATTCTGAACTATATAGGTCATATGAAGAAGCAGAACTTACTTGTCTAACAAAACTAATTGAAATTGTAGAGAATGACAAAACCCTGTAAAGAATGTCCCCACTTTATTCGTAATCGTCATAATGATATGATTGTTGATTTTGCCGACAGAACCGGTAAAAAACACAATTGTCATATGA